TATTATTTTTAATGGAAAATCAATTATATTATAATTTAATTGAGAAAAATTTTAAAAATATAATATATAATAATGATGATTTATTAAGAATTTTTAAATTTATAGTAAATTATGATAATAATATATTATTATATAGTAGATATGGTTTTCCATTAGATTTTTTTATCAATGAAATTTTAAAAGAAAAATATAAAGATAATAATTTAATTAAAAAAGAAGTTATATGGGAAAAATCTGTATTATATTTTGAAAATCAAAATTTTTTTGAAATTGATTTAATAAATCCGTCAATGCCAAAAGATTTTTCATTTTTAACAAAATTTATTTTACACATTTTAAAAACTAAAAATATTACAAGCAGAAAACATTTAATTATAATAAAACATATTGATATATTAAGAGAATATTATTCCGTTTTAAAAATATTATTAGAAAGTTATTCTCATAATGCATTTTTTATTTGTACTACATATTCAATATCTGGTATTGAATATCCTATAATAAGTCGTTTTACACCATTTAGATTAAGATTATTTACTAATTTAGAAATACAAAATATTTTTAAAAAATATTTAGACAAACCACTTAATAAATTTATTATAGAAAGTCAAACCAGAAATTTAATATTTGCTTTATTTATTGCCGATATAGAATTAAAAGAACCACATTTAATAACAAAAGAATTTTGTACTTTTAATTTCCCACCACTTTTTGATTTTATAAAAAATTTTAATAAAAAAAATTTTAATTTAGAAAATATAAGAATTTTTTCTTATAATTGTTTTCAATATAATATAAGTCTAAAAGATATTATATTAGATATATTAAAATTACCAAATTTTAAAAAAAAAATAGAAATCATTAATATAGCTCAAGATTTAGAACATAAATTAATTACAACTAATAAAGGTAGAGAACCAATTTATATTGAAACATTATTGTGTTTTATTTTGTTATAAGTTTCTTTTTACATATATAAGATATATATTTATCATTTTCTTCATTATAATTTTTATCTTTTATAAAATAAAATTTTTCAAAAATTTTTTTTATAGTTACAAATGTATTACATGTATATTTCTCTTTTATAATACTTAAATAAATATTATCTATATTATTTAAATAATCATTTAAAAAAATATTGTAAATATATCCGCCTCCTATTATATATATCTTTTCTATATTTTCATTATTATTACAGTAATATAATGCTTCATTTATATTTTCATATGTAATTATATTATCATTTTCAAGATATTTAGATCTATTATTTTTACTTAACACAATATTTATGCGATTTTTTAATTTTTTGAAAGGCAATGATTCATATGTATTTTTTCCCATTATTATTGCATTCTGTTTTGAATTATCATCTGTATTTAATGTAATATTTTTAAATTTTATTATATCAGATTTAATATACCAAGGTATATTATTTTCATATCCTATTCCTCCTTCAAAAGTACATGCTAATATTAATGAAATCGGTTTCATATACATATACTTGATAAGTATATTATATAAATTATATTTAAATAATTTATAAATACATGCTATGTATTTTACTATCCAAATTATTATTCATATTTTTTTTACAATATTTATCATAATAACCTATTGATACTCGGTATGGTAATTTTATTTCTATATTATCTATTTTTACATATCTCATCATATTTATCCATGATATTATATTATTAATATTACGTTTTAAATTTCGGACACCACCCTCGTGTGAAGATGTAGTTGATATAATATATTCTAATAAATTATCATCAAATATAATATCTCCTTTTTTCATATTATATTTAGGTAATATCTCATCTATAAGATATTTTTTTGCTATTAATAATTTTTCATTATTTGTATATCCTTTTACATCAATTGTTATCATTCTATCTTTTAAAATAGGATTAATATAATCTTCATTATTATATGTGAATATAATAATAGATTTAGATAAATCTAGATCTATTTCTTGAAAATATTTATCTGTATATTTTTCATTTTGAATTGGATCTGTTATATGTATTAATGAATTAATTATCTCATCTCCTCTAGATGTCGATGATACTTTATCTAATTCATCAAATAAAAATACTGGATTCATTACATCTGCTTTTATTAAACATTCTAAAATTTTTCCACATCTTGATCCTTCATATGTGTAATTAAATCCTGATAAATATGATGAATCATCTATACCACCTAATGATATAAATGCTAATGGAAAATCCATCGCTTTACATATACATTCTTTTACTAATTTTGTTTTTCCTACACCCGGTGGTCCTTTAATACCAATAACATAACCTGTCTTTTCAGGATTACTAATCCATTGCGCTAATATTCTAATAATTTGTTCTTTTGTTTCCTCATGACCAAATATATTATTATCAATATTATATTTGATATTTTTTAAATATTTAGATACATCACCATCATTTGAAATATTTATTTCTTTATATTTACCAATTGGGATTTTTGCTAATGTTGTTATCCAATTATTTAATTTAAAATATTCACTAGATGAACTACACATACTATTAAGTTGTTCTACTTGATATAATAAAGTAGTTTTTACTGAGTCTACTATATTATATTCTAAAAATTTAAATCTATTCGGTACTGATAACGATTCATTATATTTAATTAAATTACACTCTTTATTAAATATACGTTCCTTTTCACTTTCATTTAAATTATTAAAATATTTTCTCTCTGTATTGTTATACAATGATAATACTTCCGCATATTTATTTTTCTTTAATATTTTATAATCTTTATCATTATCATTATCAAATTTTCTTTTTATTTTATTATTTTTTAAAATTAATATTATATTCTGTTTAATTATATCTTCATCTTCTTCTTCTTCTTCTTCTTCTTCTTCTTCTTCTTCTTCCTCCCCCCCTTCTTCTTCTTCTTCTCTTTCTCCTTCTTCTTCTTCATTTACATCACAATTCTCATTACTTTCATCATTCTTGTCTTCTTCATCTTCTTCTTTATTTACATATTCATCATAAATATTACTATAATCTTCGTCATTATCATCATCATATTCTTGTGAATTACTATCATAATTATCTTTAATATCATCTTCACTATTATCGTCATTATTATTTATTTTTTTTTTTTTATCAATTTCTTTTTTATTCTTAACTGTTTTTGATTGTTGCGTTCGCATAAAAAATATAATACTTTCTTAATATAATATAATAATATTTTATATGATTTTATTTTTAAGATATACTTGGTTTCTGCCAATATTTTTGATTTGGATTTATTCTTGTTGGATGTAATATTTTAGATGAAAATATTATAATATTAAATAAAATCATTATAAAACCAATTGTTAAAATTATATACATTTTGTTTGGAAAAATATTTAATAATAATAATATTACGATAATAATTATATAAAATAGTAATGACATATTCAAAAAATTACTTTGAAATAATATTCGATGTTTATATAAATTATTTATATTTATATTATATTTTTTTTTATATATATATTCTTTTTCATAAGTATCATAAGTATTTTTCTCATTTTTTAAAACATTATCAACTTTATTATATATATTATTTGCTTTTTCTAATTCTAAACTATCAATTATTTTATTAATTTCTAAATATCTTGTATTAATATATCTTAATAAATCATTTCTAATAGTATATATGTGTAATATTTTGATGTTTTTTATTCTTTCGATTTCAGCTTCTTCGCCTTGATCTTGGAAATACTTGCTACATTCCGATGTATCAGTCCAACTAATATATTCATTATGATTATTTATTAAACTACTAAATACATCATCTTCTTTTTTTAATATTGTAATAACATCTATCTCACTATTTTGTGGTATATCAACATTAGATAAAAATGTAATATTATTAATTTTATTATGAGTTTGGTCTGTTACTATTTCAATATCAATAATTTTTAATATTTCATTATTGAAATAATTAGATTTCCATAAAACTAGTGTATTTTTTAATATTTTTTTAAGTAATTTTATGTTTTCATATTCTAGATTCTTTCTTGGATATTTCAAAGCATCACGGTCTATTGTTTCTAATAATATTTTAATTTCCCAATGTTGTCCGTTTTGAGTACTCGTTATAACTTTTGAATTTTTTATTTTATAATATGTGAAATTTTTAATTTCTTCAATTCTATCTGCAAAAGTTTCTATTGTATCTTCATAATTAATTTTTGTAAAATAATTAATTAAAATTAATAATATAATTACAGATAATATAATAAATAAAATTATTGATTTAGTATTATTAGTAATATTAAAAATATAAATAAATATTATACTTAATGTTAATATACCAATTATAAAATAATAAATATTATTTTTTATAATTATAGAATCGTGTTTATTTTTAAATTTATTATAATTTTTATCTATATTATCTAAATCTTTTTTATAATTATTGATTTTATTATTATAATCTTCTATTTTTTCAACATCTGTTTGATATATTTCTTTTATAAAAGTAGAATCTTTTGGTATTATTTTAATATTACATATTTTATTTTTTTCTGGATCACGTGAATCTTGATTTTCTAAAAAACAAGATTCATTAAGTTTTTTAATAGAGTCACTTTTACATATTTTATATAATCTGTCTTGTATTGTAATTGATATAATTTTATTATCTATATAATTAAATTTTGTAATATTGAATCTTTTTTTATCAATTTCTATTGTAAAACTTTCAATTAAATTATTATAATATTTTTCTTCATGTGTATAATTACTTCCTTCACTATAATTTATACTTTCTCTAAAATATTGTTTAATTCTTTCACTATCATATTCTGAAAATTTAATTGTAACATAAGGACACGTATTTGATATTACAATACCGTAATTAATTTTAAAATAATTAATATATCTATTTATAAAACCATAACCATTTAATGATTTGATATTTATAACTGTTTTATCTATTTTTTTTAATAAATCATATAAACCATTTTCATATGGTTTAATCTGATGCACCGCTTCGTCCTGTTTCCCACATATATTAAATACCTCTTTTTCAAGTTGTATGGTCTCGGTCGTATCTTTAGAATTAATATTTCTTGAAATTAATAATTTTTCAGATTCTCTATATAATGTTTGTAATACTAATATATAACTATAATATATATATAATGTAATTATATTTCTATTAAAATTATATTCATTTACATTTAAAAAAGAATATAAATATATTTTAATAAAATCGCATATTTTTTCAGCATTATCCAAATTTTTTTTGCTAATATAATCATCTATATTATCATAATTATAGATATCTTGAATATCATCTAATAAACAAGAATCATTTTCCAAATTATCTTGATCTGCTCCAAATAATCCTTGTGATATTATTGTTTCATAATCACCACTTGTCCGATCTCTAATATTATAATTATTATTATCTGATATATATAATATTAATTTGTTTTCATTTTTATTATAAGTAAAATATACATCATTATTAGAATTAATACCAATTAAACCTTCATTTTCTCTTATTTTTCTATTTATATAAGCCACTTCTTCATGCAATTTCTTTAAAGCTTCATCGTTTGTGTTTTTTTTGGATATTTCATTTATTTGCATTTCTTTTATTGTCTTTAGTGACTCCAATCTTATATTCTCTTCTTTTATTTTTATACTATCTATATTAATATCCACGTCAAATTCATTTACTCTCTCAATGTTTTTATATTTTATTTCAATTGTTTCCATTTTTTTTAATAATTTGTAATAATCTTTATATTCTCTTTTAAATACCATAATATCCTCTAATATATCTACAATTATTATCAATAGTCTTTGATAATTAAATAAATTATAATTATCAATATATTTATTAGTACCATCTTGTTTTAAATAATATAATATAGGATTTTCTTCAATTTTTAAATCAGAAACAATTTTTATATATTCATGAAACTTACTATCATAAATTTTTCTATCATAATTAAAAGGGATTGCAAATTCTGATTTTATTATAACATTTTGATATAATTTATCTATATAACTATAAAATTCTTTATTATCTTTGATATTATAATGATACAATTTTGATAAATTTATTCCTAAAAATTCTTTATTTTTTTCAAAATTTGCTATTAACGTTTCTAATTGCTTATTAACATTCTCTTCTATTATTTCTTCAGCTTCTTCTACTGTTTCTATTGATAATATTACTATACCTGATCCACCGTTTCCACCATCTCCTCCCAATCCACCACCGCCCCCACCAGAACCACTATGTGATTTACCTATACCACCTCTCGTTAATGTATTCATATTTTCATCAGATAATTCAACAGATGATGCTAATCCATCGTTTGAAATATCTTCATTTTCTCTATTTATCGAATAATAAAAACCAATACCATTTTGTTTTTTATTACCACTTGGTGTTTTAAATGATACAATTATATTATCACCTCCTCGTCTTTCTCCATATTGTATTCTTATTGGAATATACATATTTTCATCCAAGTATTTTTCTCCTGTTTTTTCTCTCATTGGATGGACACCCCTATTATTTATTAATGCATTTTGGCTTGTATAATTAGATATAGCATTATCTCCTAACCATAAATATGAAGCATCATCACTATTAATCCAAAATTTATATATACCACTTTCTTTAGTTTTAAATAAACCATACCATTCAACTGAATAATAATTTTTTTTGGTAATTCTTTTTAATGTAAATGTATTTTTATTACTACCATTCCATGCGTAACCCTGTGATAAAAGTCCGCCGAAGCCATCTTCAAACCATTTTATATTATCATTAAAGTATCCATCATATATATGAAATTTTAAACCATTTTTATAACTACTATCCGAATGCATATTTATACCACCTTTACCAATAAGATTTTCATCTGGCGACTTTAATACATTTTCATAATATCCTCCTCCTCCTCCTCCTCCTTTACCAC